CCCGACGCAGTTTCTACGCCGGGCCGCCCACTACTGGGTACTACTAATTACTTATACTGCGAAGTCAGCGGCGGCTGATGTTGCGCCACCTAATTTCTCACCATCTTCTAACTTCTGAACATTGTTCAAACCACAAGCGATGCCTTTGGAGCCACTTGTATCGTACGGGTACAATGTTACTGAAGCACGGCCATAGCAACCACTGTAGAACTCAGATGCATCCAAGATCGGATTAAGTTCTGCATCTACAACGCCAGGTTTCTCATTAGAGTTTGCGTTGAAGAAGTAGTGACCCGCATATACTGGATCGCTTTTCTCTTCGTCACCATCACGCAAACCACCTTTAAGCATCTTAGGAACTGCACCACCAAAGAACGAAGCATTAGATGCTTTAGTATCTTCAAACGCTTTATTAAAACGCTTTACTGTATCTGTGTCAGACTTTGGAATCAAAATGGATACTGAGTATTTCAGTGTGCCATTTGGAGTCTCCGCTGGAGCAAATACGTGAGCGTATGAGAAACGAACTTTACCAGTTACAAACTTAGTTTTTGTGCTATTTTTAGCCATGATTAAATTACCTTTTTAACGTAAAGATTGGACTTCAATAGGGGCCAATCTGTCTACCCTTACTACGCATCATGTAGTATACCATGATGTTGTAATGCTTCTCTCATTGCAATTGCTTGTATGAAATCCGCAACACAAGCCTTATCATACAACAATTCTGGATCTTCTGCAACTGCTTCAATTACTTCTTCAACAGAGTCTCTTAATTGTAACACAGATTCTCTGTTGCCACTACCTGGAAGCCCATCAAAATCTTTGATAAACTTATCTATTACAAAATCAGGTATTTCAAATTTTGAATCGTAACATTGTACCATCATTATAGCACCTTATTTTTATTTTGCCACCATAACAAGCCCTACATTTCCTAGGGCGTAACCAAGGAACATAATGCCCGTTCCCACGCCCCCTTTATAAAATTGATCACATGCAACAACAAAATATACTACGCCCATAGCTGCTATTAACCATGTACTCATTTGAAATCTTCCTTTGCAGTTTCTTTAACACGAACCAGTTTTGGTGAACCCTCTGGTCGTTGCACTAAACTGCCTAACCACGATTCAACTTGGCCTTTACCACCTAGCTTAATCAAAGATGGCACAGATTTCATTTTCTTAGGCTCCCAGAGTTCTGCATCTGATAAACCTTTTTCTACGAGCACTTTAGCTGCTAACTCTTGGTCTACAACTTTGCGGTGTGTTACGGTTGTTCCAAGTTTAAACCCCTTTGGAATAACTTGTTCAGTAATCGCTTTGTTCAAAGCATAGTCTTCTACATCAACTGCCCACTGCCTTAAATCTTGGGCTTTGGCGAGGACTTCGACGAGCTCTTCTTCGTTGAGGAGGGGAGGCTCTTTAAACTCTTGCTTGGCGAGCTCTTGGTTGTAATCACTGCGAGCACGGCACTGCGCTTTGGCTTTGCAGAACTGGCACCAGTCACCGGGGAGGAAGTCGCCTGAGCCGCTCCACGCTTTCTTGGCTTTTGGTTTGACAAAGTAGTTGGCCCAGTCGACAAGTTTACTGATCGTGGTACCATCGGTACTGATACTGTCAAGTCGGGGCTGATGTATCGTGTAACTGACCTCTTTAATTTCTGGGAACTCGTCTTTGAACTTGCTGTACGCACCGAGGGCGTAGAGGCGGAGCTGCGTGTTGTCTTGCGCCGAGACGGGGATGCCTTTTCCAAACTTAAGGTCGATGACCCGAATGGAATACTTAGAAAGTATAACCACATCGGCTGTACCAAAGCCATCAGGAACCCAGTCAGAGAAGTCAACACGTTGCTCAAATAGAGGGGTATCACCTTCACCGATCTGGCTGCGGACGTATAAAACGTAACTATCGACGTGAGCCTCGAAATCGTCGTTGTAGTAGGGTGTTGCTTTGATAATTGCTTCTTCATGTTGGTATTCCTCTATTCCAATTTGTCCAAAATGGTGTCTTAATTTAGCCTCTGCAAATGAGTGCGCCATCGTGCCTTCTTGACTAAAGTCAAATGCACCTGAGGGGCGTTTTTGTTCTGGGAGGGTTGCTTCGAGTTTTGCACTGGGGGTACAAGATAACCATCTTTTTGATGCTGAAGCGGAAAGCATAGCGTGAGCGGTCATATTAGCCTTATTAGTCGGTTTAGTCGTATTACTACTAATGCAAATTATACACTAGTTTTTGCCAAAAATTTTGTATATTTATTTAAATATTTTTGGGCGGATTTTAAAATTTTTATGGAATCTTTTGCTTGCCCTAAAAGAATGTTGCAATTTGTACACAAAATCCCACGTATTTTGTTTGTGCTATGGCAATGGTCGACACAAGTATGCCTATCTTTTGTCAATTTAATGTCACATATGGCACATTTATTTTCTTGTTTTTCAAGCATTTGCAAATATTGTTCTAAAGAAATGCCGTAAGATTTATTTAATCTTGTATTTTTATTTCGATTTAAATTATTTTTATACCATTTTGTAGCGCGTGTTTTATTACATGGCTTACACTCACCATGGTGCCCGTCTTTTGTTATTTTGTTTTTATAAAACTCAGAAAGCGGTTTTTGTTTACCGCAGGCATTGCATTTTTTCATTGATACTCCTAACAGTTAATTGGTGGACTATCCAGTAGTTAGGTACTGGCAGGGGAGCTACCCTTTTCGTCCTTTGATATTATACTACGATTTTAATGCTTTAATTAAATCTGATATTTCTTTGTTAAAGTCAATTTTTACTTCTAATTTGGCATCGATTTTATTGTCTCGTGTTTCCCGATAGTCTTCTTGAAATTGGCCTCTAAGTGCTATTTCGGCCACTCTTGAATTAAATGCTTTATTTTCTACATTTGAAAGAAGCATGTTTTCCCAAAAGGCTTGGGCATAAACTGTAGCTAAATCAAGGGTTTCGGCAAAATGTTCGTTTTCTTTCTTCCATCTTCCCGCAGTATTTTTACTGATGTTGATGGCCGCAAACATCGCTTTTTGGGATGCGCCTTGCCTACCCAAATCTAAAATAGCTTCCGCCATTTCTTGGGTAAACTCTTTTTTATTAGCTGGTGCTTTTTTAGCTGCCACACTTCCACCTTTTTAGACTTGCTGCTTTACGGGTTGGTTTGCCGTTCTCGTCCCTCATAGGACCTGGCATACCGGACATTCTTGCACAGAATGAGTCTTTACGTGCCCCGCCTTCTGGTTGAGGGGCTTTTAGATTTGATCCTGTTGCTGCGTTGTATTTGGCACGGCCTTTGGCTGTAAGCCCAGCGCCCTGAGACACCGGTAGCTTTTCACCACGGCCAATGGCTAGTGACACTCCACCACCTTTTTTCATGGTAGCGGTCTTTGCTGATTCTTTAAATGCTGATGCTGTTGGGGCGCCTTTGGCACCCGGCTTGCGCATCTTCTCACCAGAGCCCGCTTTGATGCGTTCTTGCTTGGCGTGGATGTTTGCGTAAAGTCCGGGTTTGGTTGCCATATTGCCTTTTAGAATAGTACTGAAACGCCTGACATTTTTTTAACAATGCCAGCCAATTCTTTGGTTGTTTGACCGCTTACAAAGGTATTGATTTCAATAGCCTTGTCAATGATCTCTTCCATTGTTGGAAACTTAGGAGCCAATTCTTCGGCTTCTTTAGATGTCTTGCTGAGCACTTCCCACGCAGCCATGTTGGCTTCATGCTGTTTGACCATGAGGTCTTTTGCTGTGTTAAATACGGAAAAGCGTAGTTCAAATGGATTCATGTAAATCTCCTGTGTGTTGTGTGTGATTGCCCGCATTTGGGTACAAAATCCTTACTGTCTTGGGCGTTGTAAGAATAGGGTTCCAAGCGTCTCACGACGAGTTGTACTACCTATATCTACTAATGCAAAAAACAGGGAAAATCCGCCCTCACATATCGTCTGGCACGATAATAGTCTTTTTTGGTGCAGAAGGAGGGGTATTGCTACCATGTTCCTTGTGGTACCGTAGGGCATCGTTTAGCATCATCTTGGTCATAGCCAAAGCCTTTTCTTGGTGCTCCTGCTCCATCTGGGCGTTGGTTTGTTTTGCTTTACGCTCAACTTCCTTAATGATGTTGTTGCTGATACCTGCTTGTTTAAGAAGTTGCTTTAGATTCATCTTGAGCCTTTGCCACAGCAGCTAAACTTTCTTCTGCTTTTTTAACTTGGGGTCCTGCTTGTTGCTGAATTGTATTGATAAACGCTGCAAGCGTGGTTGTAGGAGCCACATTTGGAGTGTTTAATACATTAAGTAACACATTGATGTCTCGCACTGCAAACTCTAGCGTTACGTTAAAATCATCTAACGGATTTCTTACTTCCTGATTCATTTTTTACTTCCTTTCTTTTGCTTAACTGGAAAACCTAAACTTTCTCTTGCTGCCAATTTAACTGGATCAGTACAATACTGATTTAATTCAAACACCCTGGCTGACATATCTAACAACTGCCAGCAACGCATCTCATGCATCTGTTTAAGACCAATCAATGCGTTTGCTACTTCATCTTCTGTCATTGGCTTTTCGGCGTCACCATGGTATTTATACAACGTTTCAATATCATCGGCTGTTTGCCATACTTTGTATATGGCGTCTTCCAAGTCAAAATGAGTGTATTTTTTCATTTCTTTTTAGCCTTTTTAATTTCTTTTTTAAAATCTGTTGAATACCAATTACCTACAAGCATAATTGCTGGAAGAAGTTCTTTCCAAGCAGCTACATCATCTTCATGCCAACTAGCACCGTTCTTCATCATGTCTGATACTCCGGCATAACTTTGTGCCAAATTAGCAACGGTGATTTCGTCTGTAAAGTCATCGTCTAATTCTAAAATCATACTTTTTCTCCGGTATCTATGCGCATACATTGTGCTGCCGCCAAAGTAACACTTGGTCTAAAAGGCAGCGTTAAAAACTCTTTCTTAAGTACTTGGCATTGATCGTGCGAAATTGGTTGGGTACTAACCATAAAATCACAACTCTGGCCAATGCACATAACAGATACAAATATAAACTCAATCATCTACCGCACTCTGGATCTGACTGGTCTCCCCTTGTGCGCTTGGCAATCTCTCGATCAATATACCAACGAGCTTTACGCAGATCTTCTACTGCATCTTTTTTAAGATCACAGCGCCAAATATATTTCAAAGCATTACCAAGGTTAAATCCCATATGTTCGGTGATCTGAATGCAATCAACGCCAGATGGGTGGCTTGTGTAATGTTTAGGATGGTTGACTGGATCTTGCATGTCTCATCTCCCTAAGTTCTTTTTCCATAGTCTGTAACTCTTCGACGCTGTCACAAACCCAGATTCCCAATAAATCTTTAAAGCGGCTCGTGTCGATATCCTCCACACCAGTGATGGTTTCCATAACATAATTGCCTTTGTATCTATGTTCTACAATAAAGTGGCTCATAGCTTTAGTTCCTTTTTAATAAACTCGATACCTTTCTCAAAATGGTACCGCCAGTGCTTTTCAGTCACATGAATGTCATTATAACTCAAACCATTTAGAAACGCCAGTAAAACTTCTTGGGGTTTAGGCGGCATATGGTGTTCAATAAGATAACGAATGTCCAGTATGTCCTCTGGGTCCCATGGAAACCAGCCTTCAATGAGTTGTGTGGATGTCCCCTCCACATCATCTTGCTCTAATGGATCTGGATCCTCATCAGATAGTCTCGGAGTAGTTGCTTTTATTTTATTCATACTCTTGTGTCAAAAATTGCCGCTGCGTAAATGTTTCCCATGCCTGCCGCTAAACTTAAAATCTTAGGGGAGCGTTTCATTATTTGAGGTTCTGATAAGAACACCGGATCACTTTCGGTTCTATTAGGTATAGCTGGTACTAGACCAGACTGTAAACTGTCTAGTAACAGGCATGTCTCCAATAATCCTGATGCCCCCATCGTATGTCCTATTCGTTGTTTAAACGACGTCGCAATAAACGGCGTATGAAACAACGTTTGTAAAGCGGCTTTCTCAGCCACGTTATTTGACTTAGTGCCTGTGCCATGCGTCTTAACAATTTGTATCTCCTCTGATCCTATATTAGCAGTTTTAAAAGCGTTCTCTGCTGCCCGTGCAAACCCTTGTCCGTCTTCACGCTCACCGATAGCGTTGGTACTAACCTCACTAGCTATGCCAGCACCAATTAAACGGGCATGACTATTTTTTGCCACACGATTGGATTCAAACACTGCAAACACCGCACCTTGACCTAAGTAAAAACCAAAATTACGTTTGTCAAAAGCCGACGGCTTTATACCTGTCTGTTCTTGTTCGTGTGTTAAGCTGGCATTTGTTTCGCCAAAAAATCCTAAGACTTTATCGCTGATAACGTCTTCTACAGACAGCACAATCACTCTGTCAAAGTTCTGATATGCAATTAGCTGGTATACATCAGTCAAGACTTTTAAACTAGAAGCACAAGCACTGGCATCAGTCATAACCAAATCCGATGCGCCACAAACCTGAGCCATACGTCCAGCGTACACTTGAGTTAATGTAAGAGGCAAGAACTTATAACCATAAGTCAAACGGCTAGGCGGTGTTGGGCCTGGGTTGTAAAGACCAGCTAGATGCGAATTACCCGATGCAAAGATAAACGCCGTTTTGCATGGCGTCTCACGTAGTTGCGCCAGTAAATCTCCGGGCATGACTCGCTCTGCTAGTTTGTGTGGCACATATGTCAAGCCGTTCTTTACACGACTGTATAGCTCAGGAAACCAATGCACCCGTTGCGGGTATGTAATATCCTCTAGCAATTCAGTGTTATGGGTGCATACTGTTCTGTATGCTGTAAGATGGATCATTGAATGCTCGCAATAGCTTCTTCTAAAGTAGCAGGTTTCTTTGTAGCGTGATCTTCCATATACTTAAACATGTCACGGACTGTAAAAGACTTTGGCTCTTCACCTTCCACTGGGGGCTTGGGTTGTAATGCTTTTAAGTCTTCCTCTGATACTCCATATACGTCACTTAAATACACCCCCACCATAAGAAAGTCGAGACTATCTAAGCCGGTGTCTTTCATTTCAATGTCAAGAGTTGCAAGCTTTAATTCTTCAGCAGACACAGGTCTTGCCAAAGTAATAATATGGTTCATCAATTCTATTTTTTGTTGGTCGTTCATTTTGTTTGTTCCATGTTAAGTGATTCTAATAACGCTTCTTGTAAGTTTATTTTACCGTCTAATACCCGCACTACCTGTTCATCAATACTATTATGCACATTTAAGTGGTGTATAATAACCGGCTTCTCTTGCCCCTGGCGATAGATGCGGGCATTTGCCTGGATATAGTTTTCAGACGACCAGGGGAGGTCGTACCACACTGTTTGTGCTGTGTCACCAACATTGCACTGTAAATTGAGCCCAATGCCTCCTGATTGAGGATGGGCCAAGAGCATACGAATTGAGCCACGACGCCACGCTTCAATGTTGTCATCGTCCAGCACCACAGCTTCTGGGAACGTAGCACGTAACCTCTGGAGGCTGTGTTTGAAGTGATAGAATACGAGCGTCGGGGAAGAAGATTCCTCCATGATCGACTCAAGATATTCCAGCTTACCGCGGTGTACTTCTTGAGCCTCTCCCGCTTCATTGTAAACCGCTCCTGATGTGAATTGCAAGAGCTTGTTCGCCAATGCTGCCGCTGTCGGAGCTGTGATTTGCTCCCCGGAGATACTAGTGACCATCTCTTTTCTAAGTTGTTCATACTTGGCTCTCGTGTCTTTGTCTATTTCAATTTTGTGATAAAGCGACGTGCAGCTAGGTAATTGCAAATAATCCTCAGCCTTAAGGCTAAAACAAATATCTGAAATCTTATCTTTAATTGCCTGATCTGCACCTTTTTGTAACTCCCACTTATATACAACGTGTGTATGTCTGTTTACCTGACCCGGTCTAAGGTACTTTGCCCTAAACGCTGTCAGGCTAGTCTCCAAACGGGCGCCTAAGTCCAATATACCCACCTGTGACCAGAGATCCGCCATGCCCTGAGGGGTGGGTGTACCCGTTAAGATAATACGCCGTGAGAACCCCTTTAAATGCTTTCTAATCGCCTTAAAACGTTTGGTGCTAGGATCCTTAAATCTGGAGGACTCATCAAGCACTAAGTTAGTGAACACTAACTTGGGTTGAGCCTCTGTAAGCCATACTAGGTTTTCCAGATTGACGAGGTAGACATCCGCCTCAGTCTGCATCCCATTTAATCTTTGTGCTGGAGTACCCATAATTTTGGACACCCTCAAATGCGAGAGGTGTTCCCACTTTGTTATCTCTGTGTCCCACACTGTTTCCGCTACTCGCTTGGGGGCTACTATCAACGTCTTGCCTTGCATCTGCTCCGCAATGATGGTGAGCGTCGTCGCTGTCTTCCCCAATCCTGGAGGTAAGAAGAGCCCCATGTTTGGACACGTCTTTGCCTTCTCTATGATGTCCAGTTGGTACTGGTGAAGCTGATTTCTGTTGAGCATCTTCTATTCCCTTAACCATTGCCTTTAACACTGGTAGCATTGTTTCTGTTCCGTATTCTGCTAATGCACAATTTACAGCCCACAGTATAACTCGAGTATTGTCTTCTGTATAGTGTTTATGTTTACTAATTCTGTCTAACGATGGAGCATCCCATCGCCTTGTAACTCCTGAAGGTGGAGGTGCTAAGTTAAATGGCATGCCTGTTATTTCACAAGTTCCTCGGGTTAGATGTTCCTCTACCCAAGCCTGTGTTACTTCCATGTTAATATTCTTTTTTAAAGACCTAGCCCTTGCATTGTTTATTAGAACAACGGCTCTCCCGTTAACAGTTTGTTTGCCTTTAATTCTATATCCCTTAGCAGCTTCTCTTTCTGCAAGAGTGCTTTTATAAGGTAATCCAGTTTTAGGATTTATTTGCATATTGAATAAAGTCTTCTACGTCTTCTTTGCTATGTAGCACATGAACAGGAAAACCCTGCTCCCCCAAATCATCAAAAACTACTTCTTGCCTAGGACTCAGTTTTCCCGTCGCTGTCTTCAGTTCCACTAAAAACACCTGATTGTTTATGAACACTATCCGATCCGGGACCCCTGTCACGGTGCTGATCCACTTGTAACTTAGTCCCCCGGACTTTTTTACCAAGTTCACTAAATGCTTTTCTATCTCTTTCTCCAGCACGTTCACGCTTGTCTTCCTCCGTAGCATAAATGCTAAACACCTGTTTAAAAATATGCTCACCTAAATATGAGCGGGACTCGTCACCAATCTTGGTATCTTCTTCGCCAATGTATTCAAACACGTGAGTAACAGTGTGGCTTACCTCATGGTAGATCACCCCCATACGCTCTAGTGCCGTTTCTTTAGCCATTTCTTCGTAGTTAAACACAATCGCCAGCATGGCATTGGTTGTGCCTTCCTGTTCAATAAAGTGTGACTCTGCCAAGCCCACATCTAAAGCATTATGGCGGGTTGTAATTCTTGAGTCTCGGACGGCTTGCTGAAATGCTGCATCAGAAAAGCACACCTTGATATTGATACCAAAGTGTCCGGTATCTGCGATGTAGTATGGTTTTTTAGTGGCGGACATTTTTGCGGTTGAACGATTCCAATATCTCTTGCTGCTCTTCAAACGGCAAATCTTCAACTCTTTCGGCGTTTTCAAATATCTCTCCTGTTGTTACTAATTGTCTAATTCCATCAATAAGGGCGTCATATTCTTCTTGGTTAAGATCTAATTCATCCGCCCACCCGGGCACAAACTCTACATCTAACTGTTTCTTTTTAGTCATTCCCACCACCCCCGTACAAAAAATGAATCACCCAGCTTATCAATCTCCGTTTGTGGGTAACCGTTTTGGATTAACCAATCACGTGTGTTGTCTACGTCCTCTGGTATCTCTTTTGGAAAACCATACTTCCACCCAGATGGGGGATCAATCATCTTGCGTTTTGGTTTCTTAAATATTGTATCCCAGTTAGAATTAAACTGTTCTTCGGGTACTGCCAATGGTCGTCGTACGTCACCTTTGCCACCATCACTCATACTATCTCCTAAACTGTGGAACGTTTTTGCGTCTGCCAAATGCTTTGCGAATCTTTTGTGCTGTAATGGTTCCGTACACTTTATTGCGCCAGCCTTGATGGCATCTACGTAGCCACTGGATTTTAAATTTACGTTTGCGTGGTTTATGTTTTGGGTCATAATCAGTAATCAAACGTCGCTTTCCAACACCACCAAAGATGATATTGAATAGCTTGCGCTTGATGATTCTAGGAAAATTAAACTTTTTCATAATACGCTATTGCCACCGCTACTGCATAATCTTTTTCATCACTAATACTGAGCATGATACGATAGTCTTCTAAATATTCACTCACTACGTAGGGCGCCCCAGAGGGTTTGTTTAATATCTGGATGGCTGATACAGGGATAATAAGACCAGTGGCTTTGATGCAAGCCTCTTTGGCAGCAAATCGTTTAGCCAAATACGCTGGCTTGTTAATTGCGTCTTGGTACTCAATCTTTTCTGCCTCACCCAGTATTTGATTGGCTAGTTTGTCTGAAGTAAACCTAGCTACTTCAACGATATCAATACCTAGCATCAGAACACCCCTTCTTCGTCAATCAAGTTCTCGTCAACATACTTCTGAGCTTTTTCGTTGAGCTTTACGCCACGGTAGATGTGTTTACGCACACCATTGGCTCTCAGTAAATCTGATTCTACCATGTGTTCTTGGGTTGATGCAAGGAAGCGACGTTTAAACGATTGCTCAGTACCAAACGGCATGTTCTTCTTTATCGCCCAGTGTTTAAAGCAAGCAAAGACTTCATCCTTGCCAACTGTGCCCATCGGGTCAAACTCAAGGGCTTCATCAACAAACGCACCAAGGGGGTTGCCCAACTCTGCCATAACATCAAGCAAGTCTTTACCACTATCAGGTTGTAGAAAGTAACCACCACGTGCAATCCTGCGTTGTAACCCGACCATCGCCCAGTTAAAGATGCCTGATAATTCGTTGGTTAGTTTGTGTGATAAGTCTGTGTCTTCCTTGTTGTAGAAAGACTTGGTCATCTTTAGCACGATCATGCGCCCGGTGAGTGCGTTGGAGTTTTCTGTTAGCTGAAGAACCTCGTTACTGTATATAACAATGCGAGTAGGCAGATAGCCGTTCCAAGCCTCTTTGTTCTTACGGTTAACAGTAATGGTGTCGCCACCCACAATACGAAGAAGCTGAGATACAACAGAAGATCTGTTTCGCTCAGGTGCTCTTGCGTCAGTAAAAGAAGCGAGGAGCTTACCAAGCCAAGGCTGCAAACCAAAAGTATCACAAAGTTCTCCTAATTCAGGTGCGACTGTGTTATGTTGCCCAAGTAGGCTGACTAGCACTTTATTGATTGTGCCTTTGCCTGAGCGACGTGGACCGATAATGTTAAAAAACTTCTGCTGTCGGGTATCGCCTGACAGGATGTAACCAAACATCTCTTGCAAGGTGTCTTGTGACTGTTGATCCTCAGGCCACACAGATGATAGAAATGCATCCCATGTTGGGCAAATAGCGTTTGGGTCATAAGCAAACGGCAGTGAGTTCTGTGTGTAAAAACCCAGTGAGTGTGGAATCATCACTTGGTCTTCCAGGTGAAACAAACCATTTTCTAGGCTAATGAGCTTAGACGCATCGGGCTTGTTCTGCTTGTATGAATCAAACCATATCGGTGGTCGTGTGTTTGCGTGGTTGGGTAAATGCACAATCGACTTAACCGCATCTAACGCACCCGACACACTTGCTGGAGCTGGATTGAACGAAATCAACTCACCCTTTTTACCTGACTTCTTGCACTTGTCTAGAAACTTATAGGTCTCAGAGCGAATGGTTGCCTCTTCGATGATCTCGTAATGAGTGCCTACATACGCATAAAAGTCGTCTGAGTAATGCACCAGCTTGTAACCTTCTTCGCAAACAAAGTGGTTGTCTAAAAAGGTACGGGCATGGTTCATCGCCCCGTTATCTAAGATAATCTCGCCACGTGCTAGGGCTTGCTTTCTTTCAACTTGGTTAATCTTAAACAGCAGTGAGCGCAAAGTTGCCCCTGAGCCTTTAAAGGTTGACCACTTCTTATCACAAGCATTTGGTGTGTAGTTAGGCACTGAGCCATCCCCATACGACCATCTATCCCACAACTCCAAGGCTTCCATATCGCCTGAGAACTGGTGGTGTAGAGCAAAGCCTACATTGAGCCAGTTTGTGTAACCTTCCGATGGATCTAGGTTGGCAAGGACTTCGGTCTCTACACGATGGATATCATACCCCTCAACTGGCGGAGTGTAGTCTGCAAACGAATCGCCTGTCCTACGAATTTCCCGATCGGGAATAACGCTACTTAAGTCTTGGAGGTCTGAGGGAACTACGCCACTGATGTGATGCCCCGTAACAGTGAAGTACCTGCCCTTTGGATAGAACTCAAAACCTTTGTCGTGGTCGACATGGGAGTTATGGGTATCTGCCCTTGTAAATATCTTTACCCCTGTGCCAGATGGACTAACTTCCATGTAACCGTGCACAGATTCGGCAATTTGCTGCAGTGCAGCATCTGTGAAACTTTGGGTTTGGTGGTCGTAGCAATCATCTAAATCAATGCCCACCAGATTGTCATCTCCGCTAAATACAAACCCGACACCATCAAAGCGGTTAGGTTGGTTGATGTATGCGTTTTGGACTGTTAGGAAGTCTGCCCATGTGTTAGGGTTGGTTGATGAGGCTGATTGACCTGATGGCTGGGTTGGCAATTTAGACCAGCGTTTGGTTATTTCGTCGCCAATCTCTACATATCGCCATAAAACCCACCTTGGAATCATCTTCAATTCCATTGGTATATTGTCAAACTGAACTGGTAGTGTGTGTGGTTTTGTGTTCATAATTTTCATATGTCTATACTAATGCAAATTCGCCCATATTTCTAAATATCTTTTAGTTATATGTATATTACTAAAAGTAATCATTTGTCAGGGTTGTCAGGGTTTGATTTTTTTGTGTTTCCATTTTTACGCTCCAATAAAATCAAAGACTTACAAGCGATTTGTCAGGGTAGTATGGGTAGTACCCCTCTAAATGACTTTTTCTAGATTTTTAAAAAATAAAAAATAAATATTCTAGACTAACTGCGTTTAAACCCTGACAACCCATACTACCCTGACAATTTAGATACAAGTTACTACACCTTGCATCACGATGCAGGGCTTCGGACCCCCTTCAGCAGGGTTAAAAATAAGGATTTCAGCCATTGAGACTGTGCTAAACGATAGAAACGCCAATAAAATCAATAACTTATTCATTTTAATACCTCATATCCAAGTTGGTTAATCATTCTGTATGCCCATTCACGGAACTTAACGCGGTTATCAGATGTTTGTTCATCCCGCGGATCCCATACTACCTGTACTATAAATTCACCTGCACCATCGTGAAAGTCAATTTTAGCCATGTTGCCATCACCAGCATATACATCGGTTGGTATTGCCTTTTTCATTTGTCCTCCTTTAGTTTTGAATAGCTGTCCGTTACGCCACTGTTTCTATCTTCCCATGAGTCTTGTGTACCATAATCACCTCGGCTCATACGCATCCGATCTCTGTCCCTAAATGCGGGTTCGATTGCCAGCCAGGCAGCAAACGCTTCTTTATACTCCAGCCAGTCGTCATTGGCTATATACATGGGGTGGTTTAAACCCGTTACATCCACACACGCTAGGATGTCTTTGAGGGGTATCCATTTGCCTCTACGCTTGACAATGCCCACCTTATCCCTTGCAGTTATAAAGCGGTCATATGCTCTTTTCTGCTCCGGTGTTAAATCAATCATCGTTGTTCTCCTCCATGAATTTTTCTTGTTTTAAGTTATTTAGTGAAACAGGTTCTTTGCTGATGTGGCTTTGCAACTGGTGTATCTTCGCTTCAGATATTCCCATAATGGTCGACAGTTCAGCAGTCTTGGGTTCACGACCCAGTATTTGAGACAGATTACGCTTGTTGTAGTTAAGCCTTTTAATCTGTTCCATAATGTTAATTGGTAGCCTAATGAGGTTGGATGTGTTATCTAGGTCACGCCTGACACCCTTCTCAATGAACGACTTTGCGAATGTGGCAAACCTTGCGTTGTTCTTTGGCTTCCATCTTCTTGCTGCCATAAACAAAGCCTCGTTGCCCATCGCCAGCATATCTTCGACAGGCACTTTGCCATGATGCCAAGCCGTCATCTTACGCACTATATAAACCACAAAGCGTAGGTTGTGGGTGATGAGCTTTTCTAGGGCTTCATCATCTCCAGCTTGTATCTGTTTGGATAACTGGTGTTCTTCCTCTATGGATAGGGGTTCAACACCATATAACGATTGTAGGTAATCACTTAGTAAATCATTTTCTTTCACCTGTTGTTCCTTCAAATAGGTATTGCAGTAAATTAGGGAAAACCATGACAGTCCCTACAATTATCATGGCAAGCAATCCCCATGTAACCCCACCACCATGGTTGATGGCAGATATGCTGGTAAGCACTAACAAAAATCCAATGTATTTCATTTTTCAACTTTCAATAAGTTTGTTACAATTCTACCACAAAAAAGGTCAATTTGTCGAGGAAATTCAAAATAGGTTAAGTCCTTATGGGAAAACTTAAAAATTTTTTTGTGTTCATCCCCCTGTTTAAACGCTGTGCGATGGTCTGCCCCCTGTTTAAACATCACATCACCGCCTCACCTAGTTGTTTAAACAAGGTGTCAAAGGTAAATTTTTTTGGCTTTCGTTTTGGCTTAGGTGGTTGTTTCCACAATAGCTCACCAAAATCATCGTATCTGCTATTCGATGACATAATAGACATTCTCCGATACTTTTTGCCCTACACCATCGATAGTCGTGCCTGATTCGCATATCTGCAAGACTGCGATTCTCTCTTTAACCCATTGGGGCATAGACCCTATGTTTAAACGATCTTTGGTAGGTAAATTTTTTTCTGTTGCGGGCATGGCAAAACTATACATTGCAACTGTGTCATCATCATGGAATCTAACCCGCCACACCTGTTCTAGCGGGTGGTTTAAATCTTCTGCGATCATCATTCTGAAATCGCTAGGGCTTATAGTCGGGCTTTTACCCTCCATGATGATCTCATCTATGCGTTCTATGCTGATACTGCTCTGTGCCATGTTTAAACTGCTCTCATGATGTCATAAACTTCTTTGGTAATCTCATCATAATTATCGGTATTAGTATGCACAAATCTATGTGCATCATCTCGCCATATTTCAAAACTGCGTGAGGGTTGCATACCCATCTTCGCAAAGTTTGGAAGATCAGCAACACCCGTAAAGTTTCCACTTTTATGCACAAAGTATCTTCTAGTCATGTTTAAACACCCCTCATTATATCAGCAACTTCTTTGGTTATCTTAGTTATTTCGTGGTGTGCGGTTCGTAAAGTTTCAAAGTATGTTTCACCATTAACATTTATATGAATATCCACTATGCCACTATTGGCATAGATCGACCATACTTGACCGACTATGCCATCGTTGCACACCACCCAATCGCCAATGTCTAGGCAATTATCCAATACGCACCATCATTCTCTTTTAAACCGATGTCCTCTACAAACTCTTGCTTGTCTGTAATATCTAGCACAAACAACTTGCCTTTGATCTCATCAGGTAGGGCATCTTTAGATGGCACTATAAATGGCATCTGACCTTTGGTAGAGTTTAAACGATACTGCACCTCGTTGTCTTTAACCAATACAAAATAGTGATCGGGATTGTAATTGACATACTTCTTAATGTCCTCTTGGTTTTGCACCAAGTATGCGACCATCTTCTCTACTTTGGGGTTCACAAAATTATGCCCTTGATAATGCAACTCAATTAAATCCTCTTTGAATGTGTCGATGTCCGAACAAGTGTTGTTGCGTAAATTCCATGAGGCACGACTGCCAATCGAATCAATCTCTTGCCGAAACTTTCGTCTTGCCCTGTCTGCAATTTGATCGAATGTGAATGGTTTAAACACCTTCTTAGCTACCCGCACAATGTTTTTGCTATGGATAGAGTATTTGTATGCACCTTCGCCCCCGTATGTATGCCTACCATCATCGATGTTGATGCTAGTAATGCCATACTTGGGTTTGTGTCTGTCGCAATTATTGTAGTAATTTGATACCTCCAAGATACCGATGTGGTTGTTCAGATCGCTAGAATGGAAAGCAAATACTGAATCACAAACACCATTGGGGTATTCCTCTTTAACAACTCCCCATGTATTTATGTTATGGTGTTTAAACGATATGTTGGGCATCACCTTAGCAATGTCGTTCATGAGGTTAGACAAAAACTCTACTGTGTCTATGCCATTGATGTTTACTGTTTGTATTTTGTTTGTCATCTTATCTATACCAATTCTTATATCTGTCGTGGGTTAGTGTTCCAAGTGGCACTTCTGTTTTCTTACATGGTTTGACAATCCTAAATAGATCGTTGCATATCTCTTTAGGCAACTTGTGTCGTTGATATGTATTGCTATTGTTTCGGTAATCATACCCTGTAATTCTATGCTTGTAGCGTTCCACCATACCTAACCACCCATCAGGCACACTACCATCTTTGGCTGGTTTAAACAATGCTATCGCCTCCTCTGCATACATCATTCGGTCATCATTACCGACAACTGCTTTATAGATTGGGTTGCCATAATCCCATCTGCCACTTCCCTCTACAATGTTGTTCATGAGATCAAAGTATTCCATGAATGGTTTAATACTCTCACGCAACTGCTTTGTCTGTGTGCGGTCTATGGTGTGTTTAAACTCCCTATGCACCACTAGCGGTAGCCAATGCTTTTCGCCCACCTTGCGTTGGAATGTAATATCGCCCAACTCGATAGAATAAAACTTATTGTCATAGCGAACATACTTACTAGCACGATGGTTTACCATTCCAAATTCAGTCGGCAAATTGAAATCATAAAACCAAAATGTTGATGATGACGAAAATGCTCTAGGGTGCAAATCCATTGATGGTGTTGAACCCCATACTTTTTTAGGGGTGTGGATTATCATGGTTTCCATGTCCCCGTTTAAACTCCATGTAATCGCTTTGTTGTGAATGGTGCGATGCGTGTAGTAATCGAATGTAATGTAATACTCTGTATCGCTTACCTTAATCATGCGTTCCCATGCCCGATCTCTGCGATTGATAGGGCGAATGTTCTGCTCTTTGCGTTTACCCCGTAATGGGACTGTATCTTCGTAATGCTTTTTGATTCTCTCAAAATCAAATCTTTGACCTTGATTGTTTTGCACATCGTATGGACTGCACGAATGTCTATAATATCCCATGTTAATTCTCTCTTTCAATATCGTAAATTGCTAACCATTGTTTAAACACTTCGGGGTATGCCCCTTGAATCCAATCGTATAAATGTATCGGGGGCGATTCGTCTTTGCTAAGACTATGCAATCTGTCCTCGATCTGTTCATTCACCCACCAATCGTCATCATACATATTACACCTCGATCTTGATGGTTTGACCAATCGGGGACTTGATGTCGCTTGTGATTGTCCACAATGTAGGACAATTCCAATTACCACCCCAATCGTTGCCAACATAGCCATCGGTCAAAATAATGGCACATACTGGGTCAATCTTATGCTTTGCCATGTAGCGTGTGATGCACGATGGACTTGTGCCACCACCACCTTTGGGCTTGGTTGTTGATGTCATGCGGTCTGCATCGTTTAAACCATATACCTCATGCCCCGCCACTTGTGAATCCCAATAGAGAAGATCAACTTGTTCGGGGTTCATGTTTTGCATAACACTAGCCACCTCACTAATGAATCGGTTTAAGACATCACCATAAATACTGCCCGATGTATCAATAGCCACAACAACTCTACCCATTGATTCGCTAACAGTCGATGGCATATAGATGTCATGTTGTAGCCATCTGCGGTTAGGTTTTCGCCATGTTGAATCGTCTTTACCTTGCGATACGCTAGACACAAACTCCCTTAGTGCCTCTTTCCAATCTACTTTGGCACTCATCAGGTCGGTGAAACTGCGGTCAATGTTGCCACCTACCTTACCCGCTAAGATTGCACCTTGTCTGATTGCTTGGTCGATCTCTTTGGCTAGGGCGGTTTTCTCATCCTCGTTTAAACCATCTGCCCCATCCCAATCGTGTTCGTCAAAACCCCCGCCACTACCCCCGCCATCTTGCGGTTGGGTTGGCAATAAGGCAAACACCTCGGCTGAGTTTAAACCACGATACTTTTCGTCAATCAATGCCCCATCGGGTAGGACTACAAACCTCTGCGACCTTTCCGATTCGTCTTTGATCTCTAGGTTAATAACATAATCACAAGCCATATTCGCCCTGTGTGGGTCTTGCTTGTGTAGATGTTTCCAAGTAAGTAGATGGCGATACATCTTATGCTTTGCCTCATGCAAGATCAAACCCCGCAACTGTGGGTCGTTTAAACTCGCTACAAACCCTCTGCCAAATTTAACATCTTTGCCATTGGTGCAAGCGGTTGGTATGTTGTCATCGACCTTAGTTTCCCCGATCATCAAGATGCCCGAATAGGCAACAAATTGCGGGGACTTCATTAAGTCTATATGACACCTTTCAATTCGTTGTTCTGCGGTCAATGCCATTATCTTTCCTTTCAAACCCTAAGTTTAAACAGTCTGCCATTCGTTCTGCACTCTTGGCACTCTTATATGTTCGGTTATATCTTTCAAACTGATACTTACCATTTATCACCATGTTCCTACCGATACCAAACCTCTCGTCTGTATGGTCTAGTGCGTAGGCTTCCCATTCAAATATCATAATTTTCCTCGTAGGTTAGATATGGTTTAAACACCTTGCGATTTTCCCCAAATATATAAAACAATGGGTTTACTTCTGCCACAACTGCCCGCTTTTCTGCGGGTGTCGTGGCTTGCGTGATGCGATGTTGCATAGATTTTTGATAGACTTCCTCTATCAAATTGGCTCTGCGTTTTCGATAACCCAAAGTGTAATGCTTGTTCGGATTCATAGCGTTTAAACACTCTGTGCGAATAGGTAATTGTTTGCGGTAGCCCATTTAATAAACCCCTGTGATGTGCCTACTGTTGTCTTTTTGCTTGTTCGCATGACGCTAGTAGCGAATAGCCCCTGTGCCTCTTTGGTTAGTCGATTCATGTATTCAATCCACTTGTTGATGTTGTCCTTTTCTACCTGTTGGATAGCGGAATAAACTAACATACAAACTGCACTCGGACTATCAGGCACTTTGGTCTTGGTTGGCTCTTTAATGATCTGTTCCCATGTTGGCAATTCGTCTGTTAATTGAATGATCGAGAGCATATCGTAGGTCGCACGATTACCGATTGTTCCTTTAAGTGCGTGTGCCATTATGTCGATGCCTAGTGGCTTAGACTTTTTGATAATGTCCGATGCCCTGTTTAAACTGCGTGGGGTGCAAAATGCGGGGCGGGGTGTGCGTGGGTCGTAGATGTATTCATTGTCTGATGGGTTGTTGAAATCCTCGAATGATGCCAACATCTGCGGGAATTGTTTTACAGTCATTAAAACTTCGGGGGTGATGTCGTTATCTAATGCCCATTCAATCCACTCATCTGCTGATGGTTTACGCACCTTGACCACACTAATGCGGTTTCGTGCGTGGGGTGGTAGGTTGTCCCCTATTGCCTCGTTAGCTAGATTGGTTGTGGCAAATACTATCGAACCCTCGGGCAATGAATAAGTGCCTAGCTTGCGTTCTAGCATCAATCTAAGGCAAGCGTTCATTACTGCCTTTGATGCCTTGCCGATCTCGTCTAACATTAAAACGATTGGCTTATCATGGTGAAATCCAAATTCCTCGTTAGGAATAAAAGAACATACCTCGGTGTTGTTTAAACTGCGTATCTTCGGGACTAGAAAATCACCGACATCTTTCGTAGTCATATCGCCATAACAAAAATGGTGCGTGGTGTTTAAACGATCATGCAAGATTTTAAGCATAGAGGATTTACCTATCCCCATCTCGCCCTGTGCTAATACTGTTGTCGTATCCCCAACTGCGAGGATAAGGTCTGCGGTTTGTTGTAGTGAAAGCGATTTATATAAGTCTGACATGGTGTTGCCTCTCGTGGTTGGTTGGTTTACTGCTGAAAACTGGGAGTATATAGATCGGGTGCAAAACAAAAAACTAGGAATAACCCGATAAGTAATAAGGCACAATAAAAATCATCTTTAGTCATTGTTTAAACATCCTCTAGGTGTTTTATGTTAGTAATCGTGGTGCTATGGGTATCGGGAAAGCGGATAGTAGCCCACTCGCCCGATATGCTCACGATCTCGACAATATCAAGCCCGCACCACAATGCTAGATCGCCCTTAGTCATCGTGGTTAATCCCAAAAATGACCCCTAAGGCAAATACTAGGGCGATCAATAGCAAGGTAGGTAGTGCGGGGGCATCGTCTATAACTGCCCCCAAAACTAGCATAATCATGCCTACTAAAATTGCCACAACTCCGATAAATATATTGTTTAGCATTGTTTAAACTCCCTCTTGTTCGGTTTCGTCTATGGTTAATTCGCAACTGTCTAGCCAATCATCAAACCCGCAACTGTAAGCGATTGGGTCGCACTCTTTGAGAATGGTAGAGGCGGGAATGTCCATTATTTGATTCGGGTGGCACTCGTCTAGCATATCGTCATATTGTTGATAGGCTTCGGTTTCGTCAATGTATGTATATGTCATGTTTAAACACTCCCTAAAAGATCGTCAAAATATTCCTGTGGTTGGTCGATTGCCTTTGCACCATCTAGCCATTTATTGATGTGGCGGGTGGTTGTCATACTCCATTTTGTGCTTGTGCGGTTAAATGTATAAGTGCCTTTATCAAAACTTGCGACAGGGGTCGCATAACTGAATAAGACAATATGGGCGGGGGTTTCTAGTAGGGTCATGTTTGATGCTACGGGTTTAACTGATAGATTGGTCATGGTTTATTGCCTTTCAATTTTAAGGGGGTTTTTAGCCCCCGATTGGGTTAGATGGTGGGCTTGCCTAGCATATTGGCGAGATCGTTATAGACATCGGTTTTAGTGCCTTTTAGCCCTAATTCCTTTTTAATGAGAGCATACATCGAAAGCCCTCGGGACATTCTTAAACCCTTGATCTCAAGCCCTAAGCCCCGCAATAAGGTGAGATATCTGAAGTGGGCTATCTGTGTTGGGTTGGTTAGCATTGTCATGGTGTTAGCCTTTCACTTGGTTGATTATGGTCATGCCCTGTAAGTATTGGGCGAATTGCCTAGCCTGTTTTAAAGTCTTAAAGGTGTGGATTTTATCGCCCGTTTTAATGGTGTATTTTATCGCCCTTGCTTTAAGGGTTTTGGCACTTGGGAACATATCGGTATGTTTTAGCATGGTGTTGGTTTTCCTATTGGTTGGTGTTGTTTAAACATGGCGGGGGATTGCCCCGCCTGTTGGTTGGTTATTCCTCGCCATCATCGCCATTATCCCACCAGTCAGTCTGACCGAATGGGCTTTCCATTGTGGAATTACAAGCGGGGCAAGCGGGAACGGCTACCTTTAGCCACTTGCTAGATATCCGCATGGTGTAGCCACACCCGCCATTGCGACAGACTGTTTTATACATACGGGTTGTTTGCTTGCGTAATTTGACATCAAGCGATGCATGGGGATATTGTCCTAATTCATTGACCCATTCGAGAATCAGGGCTTTCAATTCCTCGCTTTCACTTGTGCTAGTCATTTTCCCAACTAGCCCAACAGCATTGGCACATTGTTTAAACACATGGTCATGCCCATGCGATGCGTGATCGCCATTGACTGTGGCATGGCACAATTCATGAATCAAAGTGCCAACAACATCAATAGATTCAGACAGACTAGGCACAATGATAATTTCGTGGTGATTGTCCCCCGATGCTCTAGGGCTTATACATTGACCCATCACAAATGATTTTTGGTGGCTCTTAGTGTGTGCCCCTTTGGTGCTAAAGGCACATGACATCCTGATATTGTCGGGGATGGTGTAGCCCGCTTTTTCAAAGTGGGGGCGAATGTATTGGGTAGTAATAGCGTTTAGCCATGTTTCCCGATTGGTGGTGATTGGTTGCATAATGTTCTATTCCTTATAGGTTAGTAATCTAAAAAATGTGGTGATATTCCACACCACAATTACACCACACAAAACCACGATTTGATTTCACATTGTGAAAAAGGTAGTAGGTGTTTACCCTAACTCCCACTAACCCTTATATCTATTGGATTGTGGGGGCTAAACCTATATATCTATTGGGCGAGGTGGCGAAACCTACCCGCTAACCCGCATGGCTATGGGATTCCTAGAGATTGTAAGGGGTGCTAGGCTACCCCCTTAAAAAATGCAATGGTGGGCTAAAAACCCTCTTAAAACGATTCCTATTGGATTCTCATAATGCGGAATGAATAGGGGTGCGATGGTGCGGAATACCCACAATAAGAGAGGGGTTAAACCTAGCCACCCTCGCACCCGCATCACCACATACCCACAATGCCAACATGGTTATTATGTTGCACCGCAACATGGCACATTGTTTAAACACCCACCCCATATAACCATGTTGGCATTGTGGGTATTATGTTGCACCGCACAATGGCGTATCAAATATGTTGCACCGCACAAAGACCATGATGGCGTAATGGTTATGTTGCACCGCACCATTGTGCCTATGTTGCACCGCACCATATAGGCTATGTTGCACCGCAATATGCGTTCCGCATTATGAAATGTCATACCACAATGCGAGATAGGGGGTTTAAACGATGAGGCAATACCCCTTTTTGCAGACCCCCCTCCCCCTGGCCCCGGGGGCCCCACAAAGCTCAAGTTTTTATAAATCCCGCAGCCGAAAATTTTTTTTGTAAAAATACAACACTTTTATGCACCGTTTTGGTGCACGGTAAAAACGCCACCTAAAATTTGTCAGGGTTGTCAGGGTTTGATTTTAAAATTGTCAGGGTTTAAATGAGAATGATTCTCATTCACTTTATATGAATCAAGGAGTTACAAGGGAATTGTCAGGGTAGTATGGGTAGTACCCCTCTATATCACTTTATTTTAAAATTTTAAAAAATATAAAAAATATATTATGGGTAAAGTGAGTTTAGACCCTGACAACCCTGACAACCCTGACAATGGGTTGCTAAGTTGTTGATTCATATGGGTCCAAATGAGAATAATTCTCAACAACTGCCCAAAATCAAACCCTGACAACCCTGACAACCCTGACAATTTTGAAATAATGGGCGTGAAACCCCCATTTTTTGCATTAGTAAGATTATGAGTGATTATGCATATCAAATCAAAGGAGCGTTGGAAAACGCCCAGGGCCATTTTATTGGTCTGCGAGTCTTGGTGTGTGATCCTTTGAACTTTGAGATCGTGGATGTACCAGCTGAAGTGCTCGATGCAGAGACCACTAAGTTTTTACAATTCCGACTTACTGTTACGGATGTGATAGATATCCAGCGCTTACCTATCCCAATCCAAAATAAAATACGCGCTCCCCTAGGGAGATGGCTCGATTACTGGGTCGTTAAAAATTTTCATGGCAATTTTGGCAAACGAGAAGGTACTAACTCTTGACTATTGGAAACCCGCATCTAAACTGCAGGTAGGCGATTACGTGTTTGACCGCAATGGTCAAATTGTACAAGTTAAGTTGGTTCAGCAATATAGGGCAGCTGAGTGTTTTGAAGTAACATTCAATGATCATCTGCGCCTATCAGGAGATGAGCACTTAGGCTTTTCTTTGGAAACTCCAAAGTACCGCAAACGGGTGTACCAATACAAACACGTGCAACCATTTCGCCGTCCTTTAAAACACTTCACGGCGTCTATGCTTGACATGCTTGAGCTAAAAGACCACAGAGGTAGGCTCATATTCTCTGTACCCACCACAAAACCCCTAGCTCTCCCCCACCAAGACCTACCGGTACCGCCGTTTATCTTTGGATTCTGGTTTTTTAACCAACGAACCCATGGTAAACTGGCCGCGCCTCCCAATATGGCGGAGTACATCCACCAAAAATTCAAAGACCATGGGTATAAAGTTATCCCTGGACGTACTTTGAAAAGTGGTGAGCACGAGTTTGACACTATTCCGTCAATTCGTTCCCAGTTAATCCCAAATCCCCCTACTAAGATACCGGAAAACTACCTCTTAGCTTCACCTGAACAACGAACCGAGCTGCTTTCTGGCATTTTGTATTCAAAATCAAGGCAATACAACAAAAGAAACGATAAATTTCGGTTTACATCTAGCCATTATGGTACAATATTACAGATACAAGGCTTAGTGGAGTCACTTGGCCATCGGTCTAGTGTATCTTTTGACGACACTTACAAATATTACACAATTTATTTTAAATCTCGCACCAAATTGACGCAAGAACAAAACTCTCCCCCTATCCGTGTGCATCAAGCTCGTAGGTATATCAATAAAATTAGTTTAATTCCAGACCAATTGTGTGTACATATTGAAACTACTGCCCCGGATAACACCATTCTTGTTGGAGAAGGGTTTATTGCATGTCGTTAACCCCTAAACAAGAGCTAACGCTCAAAAAGTTTGCAGAATCCCACAAACATTGGCCTAAAGCCCAGCTTGAAGCGGCAATATGGCAAGTTAAATGGAGCCTACAAGCCCTACCCCACCAACAGGAGCCAGAAGATGGCGAATATGATACGTTTCTTATGCTTGCCGGTCGTGGATCAGGCAAAACACACACTGCCAGCCATTGGATTGGCATTCGTGCTTGGCTTTTTGACAACACCCGCTGGCTCGTCACTGCCCCCACATCCAACGACATACGAGCGACTTGTTTCGAAGGAGATTCCGGACTCCTTAATATTATCCCAAAGTCTCTCATCAAAGATTACAACAAATCCCTTTTTGAAATCACTCTCACCAACGGATCGCTCATCCAAGGCATCCCAGGTTCCGAACCAGAACGCTATCGTGGTAAACAATATCATGGCGCCTGGTTTGACGAGCTGTGTGCTTTTGACTACATCGATGATGCGTACGATGGTGTTCAGTTCACGTTGCGTCTTAGAGACCCAAGAATCCCTCGTGTCCAGCAAATCATCACAACAACGCCAAAACCAAAAGAACTCATCGTTGATCTTAACGAAGGAAAAGTCGGAGGGGATGTATACGTTGCCAATGCCTCGTCATATGACAATCGAGCCAACCTTTCTGAAACGTTCTTCAAACAATTAGAAACGTACGATGGCACCGATATTGGTAGGCAAGAGATTTATGGTGAAATTCTTGACCCAGAAGCTGCCGGTATTATCAAACGCAAACAATTCAAACTGTGGCCAGCAAATAAACCAACGCCAGACCTAGAATACGTGATTGCTTCATATGACCCCGCTACCTCAGAAAAAACCATGAACGACCCAACGGCATGCACCATCTGGGGTGTGTTTGAACAAATGGATGCGGGCACATCTGTAATTCTCTTAGATGCATGGGACGCGCACTTATCATATCCAGAGCTGCGTCGTAAAGTCATTGAAGACTTTAAAGAAGTTGTGTATGGCGCCGACAACGATTTTGGTAAAGGGCGTAAAGCGGACCTGATTTTAATGGAAGACAAGTCAGCAGGTATTTCCCTAATTCAAGAACTTCAGAGTGCTGGCGTCCCAGTCAGGGGATACAACCCCGGTCGTGCCGATAAGGTTCAGCGTTTAAACATTGTGGCGCCGTTAGTTGCCAAAGGTAAAGTATTTATTCCGGAAGAACCCAAGCAAAAAGGCGAAGTGGCGGATTGGTCTAAACGGTTTATACGTCAGGTGTGTTCGTTCCCTGAGGCGGGTGGCCATGATGACTACGTGGACTCACTATCACAAGCCCTGCGTGTTCTCAGAGATTCAGGCTGGATTCAGCTTGACCCTTTGCCTGCCCGGGACTATGACTACGCGGATGATACATACGGTAAGAAGTTTGTTAACCCTTATGCCCAGTAGGGCGGATTGACCCTGTTCTTTGCATTAGTAGTATTATGGACCTATTAAAAACCCCGCACCAACTGCTAATGGAAGAAGCTGGAGCCCATATTGACGGGCAAGGCTTACTAATGACGCCCAAACAAAAGTTGTTTCAAGAAGCGGGCATGGTACCTAAATTTGCCAAAGGCAAAAAAGTAATCTCCCCAGAGGACATGAAAGCAGAACTTTTTGTGCACAAAACCGCAAAAGCCCAACCTGCTACCCATCCAGAGCTCGCAAAAGCTTGGAATAATCTTTTTAAGTAAAACATGGCAAATCCACAAATTCCAATGCAAATGGGCGGCAACCTGCCCGGCCTTGACACCGAACAAAACATCGAAGAAGCTCAAATGCAAGATGTTGAGATGGACCATTACGAAGAAGTATTGGGTCTTGATCCGGAAGAAGTTGAACAAGAAGTTATTGAATTGGAAGATGGCTCTGTTGTTATCAACATGCAGCCTAAAGAAGGCCCAAAGAAAAACCCAGAGTTCTATACTAACTTAGTAGAAGAATTTGATGAAGATGTCTTAATGACATTGGCAACTGAGTATCTTGACTACATCGATGTAGATAAAGAAGCTCGTAAACAAAGAGACAAACAATACGAAGAAGGTCTTCGTAGAACTGGCTTGGGTAAGGACGCACCCGGAGGCGCAACCTTTGATGGAGCCTCCAAAGTCGTCCACCCAGTTATGGCAGAAGCTTGCGTAGATTTTGCAGCGTCTGCTTCAAAAGAACTGTTGCCACCAGATGGATTGGTTAAGTCCAACATCAAAGGCAACTCAGACAGAATTAAAGAAGAAACTGCAGATCGTAAAGTAACCTTTATGAATTGGCAGTTGACAGAACAAATTGCCGAGTACCGTGATGAGATGGAGCAATTGCTTACTCAGTTACCTCTTGGTGGATCCCAGTTCCTTAAGTGGCGTTTTGACACAGAACAAAAGCGCCCTATTTGTGAATGGGTTCCAATTGACAACATCATTCTTCCGTACTCATCTACAAACTTTTACACATCTCCTCGTGTAACTGAAGTACAAGACATTACAGAAGACATTTTCTTGCAACGTGTTGAGCAAGGTATCTATCGTGATATCGACTCCATGTATAGCTCTGACGCTCCGCTCACGGACCAGACCCGCAGCCAAGAAGCTAACGACAAAATTGAAGGTAAGTCAGAGCCATCTAAGAACGTAGATGGTTTGCGTCGTATTTATGAGATTACCTGCTTTATGCGTTTGGAGCAAGACCCTGAAACAGAAGGTCGTCGTGCTCCATACATTATGATGATCGACGAAACCACTGGCGATGTTATTGGTCTCTACCGCAACTGGGAAGCAAACGATGAGAAGCTCGAAAAATTGGATTGGTATGTTGAGTTCAAATTCATTCCTTGGCGCGGCGCTTATGCTATTGGTCTCCCCCATCTTATTGGTGGTCTGTCTGCTGCTCTTACTGGCGCTTTACGTGCTTTGTTGGATGCTGCTCATATCAACAACAGTCAGACAATGCTTAAGCTCAAAGGTGGACGAATTGGTGGCCAGAGTGACAGAATTGAACCCACACAAGTAGTTGAAATTGAAGGTGCACCTGGTGTTGACGATGTTCGCAAGATTGCAATGCCAATGCCGTTTAACCCGCCGTCATCGGTATTGATGGAATTAATGGGCTGGTTAACAACTGCTGCTAAAGGCGTTGTAACTACCTCTGAAGAAAAGATTGGCGAAGCAAACAACAACATGCCGGTTGGTACAGCCCAAGCTCTGATTGAGCAAGGCGCTAAAGTATTCTCTAGCATTCATGCTCGCATGCACCGTAGTCAAGCCAAATCATTGGCAATTGTCTCCCGTCTAAACCATTGGTATTTAGATGAGATGGATAACCAATCTGGCACTGAAATCCAGGTTCGTGACTTTGCTTACAACAATGACGTACGCCCAGTATCAGACCCTAACATTTTCTCTGAGACTCAGCGTGTTGCACAAAACCAAGCCCTCCTCCAGATGGCTACTGCAGCAAATCAATCAAGCCCAGGCATGTTTGATATTCGTGGCGTTTATCGTCGCGTATTGCAACAACTTAAAGTTCCTAACATCGATGAGATTTTGCCAAACCCATTGGGTGCAAAAGAATCTAATCCGGCGTTAGAAAACGTTGGTATGACTATGGGCCGTCCAGCTGCAGCGTACCCAGACCAAGATCACATCTCTCACATTAAGATTCACTTAGAATATGCCGCTAATCCCGCTTACGGTGGTAACCCTGTTATTGGCCCTGTGTTTGCTCCTCATGCTTTAGAGCATATCAAGCAACACTTAACATTGCATTATCTCCAGTCTATGCGTGGTTACGTAGCGCAAGCATCTGGCGGTCGCGATGTGCTTGAACTGCACCAAGAAAAACCACTTGACCTCGAAGCGCAACAAGCTTTGGCGCTTGCATCGCAAATGGTTAACCAAGACTCACAGCAAACCATGCAAGAATTTGTACAGCAGATTCAACAACTTGCTCAGAAAGTTCAACAGGGCAAACAAGCACAAGCTCAAGCTGCTGCAGAATCTGATCCAACAGCTCAGGTATTGCTCAAGACTCAAATGGCCGAGACACAACGCAAACAGCAAGAATCACAAGCTCGTATGCAGCTCGAAGCTAAAAAACAAGAGCAAGACTACGATCTTAAGATTGCTGAATTGGAACGTTTGGTTCTGGATCTCAAATCTAGATACGAAACTCAGTCGCAAATTGACTCTAACAAAACAGCTACCCAGATTGCTATTGCAGACATTAATAACGCATCTAAAGAACGCATTGCAGCTATTAACGCTCAAATGCAACTTACCACAGATCAACAAGCAATGGTTCACGAGCAAAATATGACTGCTTTGGAAGCATCGCATCAAGCGCAAGCTGATATTCGTCAACATGGCATTACTGTAGAACAACAAGCGTTCCAAAGCCAAGCCGACTACGCAAAAGCGCAATTAGATGCGCAACAACAAGCGCAACAAACTGGTTTAGAGCAAATGGGCGCGATGCAACAAGCTGATCAACAGCACCAACAAACTTTAGTTCAAGGCGAACAGCAAAACCAAAACGCTTTAAACCAAATGGCAGCACAACCACAACCCACAACACCCCCAACAGGAGCAGTATAAATGGCAGACGAAAATTTAAAAGGCTTTCGCCAAACTTACCAAGAAACTGGTAAAGCATCAAGCGGCGGCGGCCCAGGCGAAAAAACTCTCGATGCAGGTCCATCTGGATCCAAGCGTCCTAACAATGCCGTAAAAGGTAAACCAGCCCGTTCCTCTAAAGTAGGTCCAGGTAAAAACCTTAAAGATATTGGCGGCGGTAATTTTTATTGATTTTAGGGCGGAAACCTTCGTAACCTTGCATTAGTAAGATTATGAAGGACTTTATCTCAGAAATTATCTCTCGTACGAGAGACGAACAATCAAAATTGGCGGAAACCCTTACCGCTGGACATAATGTCAACTCATTTGAAGACTACCAACGATTAATTGGTAGATACGAAGGTTTTAAAGCAGTACAAGACATTATTAATGAAATTTTAAGGGAAGACGAAGAAGACCTGTAAAGGTTAAGGAGCACTGGATAGTGTTTGATTTAAAAGGCAATGACGAGCCGGATACACGATCAGAGGAAGAATGTTTTCCTAATATCGACACCGGTATTGAAGTAGCTGGAGACCGTGTTTTAGTTCAACTAAGACGCGAAAAGTCAACCAGTAAAGGCGGAATCATCCTAGTGGATGAAACCAGACAGACGTTACGTTTCAATGAAACAGTTGCAAAAGTGGTGCAAATTGGACCACTGGCATACCGTAACCTAGACGCAGACTTATCCCCATGGCCAGAAGGCCCTTGGTGTAAAGAAGGTGATCTAGTACGTACTATCAAATACGGCGGTGACCGTTTTATTGTTAATCCTGACGATGAGGGATCACCAGTGGTGTTCATCACATTGCAGGCACGTGAAATCATTTCTCGCATTAAGTCGTTTGAATATGCGCAAAAAATGAAAGCGTTTGTAGACTAACTTTGTAGAAAGTATATATGGCAGAAAATAAAGACGTTCCCATTAAGGAACAAGAAGATGGCTCAGTTTTAGCCAAAGTCGAACACGAAGATCACTTCGAAGACGACGAAAAGGAAGAGAAAAAAGCTTCCGATGAAGATGATGCGGAAGAAGAAGAGCAACAAGACGAAGAGTCTGACTCTGATGAATCCGAATCAGAAGATACAGAAGACGAGCGGGAAAAAATCCGCGAAGCAAGACGTGAAGAGCGTAGGCTAAAGAAAGAACTTCAAAAGCAACGTGAAACGTCAGCCCGTCACAAGATTAGTGCATTAGAAAAAAGAAACGAAGAGCTAGCTCGGCGTTTGGCTGCAGTAGAAAATACAGCCTCATCTTTTAAATTTGCGCAGATTGACAAAGCAGTGGAAGATGAAGCCACTCGTGTTGAATATGCCAAAATGAAGATGTTGCAAGCAGCGCAATCTAATGACGTAGAAGCACAAATGGAATACTTGGAGCAGTTAACAGACGCTAAAGATCGTTTAAAACAAGCTCAGTTCCAAAAGAAACAACAGCTTGAGCAAGCTAAGTCACCTAAGCAAAATGTTCCGACTCCTGTTAGCACAGAAGTTCAACAAAATGCTACCAAGTGGCTAAAGCGTAATTCTTGGTATGATCCAGATGCTCGAGATACAGATAGTAGAATTGCCAAAGTAGTTGACCAAGAACTTGCCGCAGATGGTTGGGATCCAAGTGATTCTGAATACTGGGAAGAGTTAGATAATCGTTTACAAACCCGTTTGCCACATCGCTATACAGCAAAAGGCAACAGCAACCATAAACGTGCAGCAGGCCCAACAGCCTCAAGCCGGGTTGCAGAAGCTAGCGCTAAGCCAGGCACAATCACACTTTCCCGTGATCGTGTACAAGCAATTAAAGACGCTGGCGCATGGGACAATGTAGAAAAACGAAACAAAATGATCAGAGCATATGCTCAGTATGATCGTCAAAATAAAGGTTAATGAAAATGGCAAATACAAGAATAAAACGTGACTTAGATGATCGCATGGCCGATCGAGCACAAGAAGTAATTGAGCGCGCTACAACAGCCGCTCCTGATGACATTGCACGTCGTGAACGCCTTGATGCGTTTAGAGACAAGTGGGCAAATAGTGCGTTGCCCGA